CGGAGGATGGTAGCGTTAAATTTAAGACTCACGGCGGGCGTAAATCAGGTGTTCCCAACACAGGTGGGGGCAACACCTTGCTTATGTGTGTTATGTTCTTAGGTTACGTTAGACATCTCGGTCTACAGTGTGAGTTTGTTAATGATGGGGATGATTGTGTTTTAATCTTTGACAGGTTTAAGCTAGCTTTGGTTGAGTCTACTATGCCGGGATATTTTCTGGCCAAGGGATTTACCATGGTTTGTGAGAAAGCCGTTTACGAGTTGGAACATATTGATTTCTGTCAAGGTTCGCCAGTGTACACCCCCCAGGGGTATATCATGGTTCGTAAGCCTCAGACTGCCTTAGCAAAGGATACCATTTCGTTGACACGGTTCGAGAGTGATAAGCAGTGGAGAAGATGGATGGCTAGTGTTGGCCAATGCGGACTAAGTTTAGCTGGTCAGATACCTGTCATGCAGGAATTTTACCAGTGTTTAGTTCGCAATTCCAACAAAGCTAAGAAATTTGACCACGGCCCCGGTGGGGGTCTCAAACATTTATCTCGTGGCATGCAGCGTGGGTATGGTGATATAGCCGCTAGAACCAGATACTCGTTCTGGCTAGCATTTGACATCACACCCGACGAGCAGATAGCAGCTGAGAAACTTTATTCAGATGTTAGCATGACTTATGGTGATCATCCACTCGTAGAAGAGAGCTTGGTTTTTCAAACATGTATATAGTTACCGTCACGGGTTATAGTGCGACATGCCATAGTCGTTAAATTAGGCATTGGGTTGAGTGGATAATCGCCCAAAACGGTGGAATTCAAAGTTCCTTAATATTTCCGTGCTAAACAAAATGCCGAGAGACTGCACGGCGTGGCCATTACTTGGGTTCAGCCCTAATGGTTCCACTTGATGTACAGTCCCATTTATTGTGGTGGGATCCAATACACACAATCAACATGGCTAATCAAAAGCAAAAGAAAACAACTAAAACATCACACGTATACCACGGCTGTCGTGAGGCTATTCAGGGTAACAATCCTGGATCTGCGCCTCAGGCAGGCGGTATCACGATTACTACAGGTTCAACAGGTGTTGCCAATTATGCGGGAGTCTTTGCTCCCATGGGCCTTACCTCAGTGAACGTCACTTCAAGTGGCGGTTTCACTCAAGGCACCATTGGTAACCTTTTCCCACCCACACTCCGAGGACTTTATTTGAAAGCTACCGGGTTTCAGTGGTACCGTGTTACACGCGCTAAACTTATTTTCGTCGGCAATGTTGGCTCTACAACTGCTGGAAATGTTGTCCTTGCCGGATACACTGATCCATCAGATGTCAACCAAATTGCTTACGCCGCGTTCGTATCTGGGCCAAACACCAAGGTGTTCGATTTGGCCAGTACATCCAGTCGCGAGGCTAGCGTTCCATTACCGGTGGATTCATCGTGGAAACGCTGTAGTTCTTTACTTACTACAGTCGGAAACGTTTATCCATACAACGCTGCTAATGCTGCTTGTTTTGCTACAGTTAACACGGTGGCTGATTTGTCTTTCGGGGCTTGGGCGGTTTATGTTACTGGCGCAGGCGCTACTGTACCTGTAGGTTCAATTTATTTAGATTACGATGTTGAGTTTAAGGGCCCAATAGACCCAGCGGTCAACACGTAATGTTTTCGTTTGGCGAAGATCTTGTTGCAACTCGCATGAGGATAACTGAAAACTCTAAGCCCATCTTGGTTTATATCCCGCGTGATAGCCTGGATGTGCATAGGAGTCGGTTGAACCCGACTATAAAATCGAGGGTTAGAGCTCGATTGAGTAAAGTCTTTGGTACGCGAATCAAAGTTTACAACAATACCGAAAAACAATTAATACCTATCAACAATAAAACAGTCCAATTTAAGTGCAAGGAGGCTAGCTGTGGCAGGTGGGCTTCCGATGGTGCATGCACGCATAATTAAAACACCATCACCTTCACGATATCCAACGTGAATGTTCGCGGACCAAGGTTGTGGAACCCCGTGGGCGGTCTCGGTGAGTTCTATCCATCAGATAGCAC